GGTCTCGCCACACAGGCAGGCAAAGCCAAAGATATGTTCGGTCCTTCTGGAAAGGGCCCCGGCAAGAAAAAACTTTTGGTAGTATCGTGTAGCGGGGCTAAAAATCCGGTAACCTGTGCCGTTGAAGCTTCCAAGTTGTACAAGGGCCAATTATGGCAAGCTTTAAACAAGCATTTTGGCGGTGCGGAGAACGTCCCCAAGGGCATGGAAGATGCGGGCGTTGATCTTCATATATTGTCCGCAGAGCATGGTCTGATCCCAGCAAACAAGCTTATTGAGAATTATGACCAGGAAATGACGAGCCAACGCAAACAAGACTTGCTTGGCAAAAAGGAGATAACGCAAAACATTGCGGACGTGTTTAGCCGCTACGATCCGGAGGATGTTTTTGTTGCGGCGCATAAGAATTACCGGCAATTGATTGAGGAGGCCACGGGCCGTGAGTTCCCGACGTTCAAGCCTGGGAGTGGAATTGGGAGCCAGAAGGGGGAGCTTGGGGAGTGGCTGCGCCAGAACATTGGATCACGGTCCACGGGCCAGGGCGTTGCCTCGTTAGCCGAGGAAGCCAAGGACATGACCTCTGGACCACGGTCCACGGATCAGGGTCCTAAAGTCCCCAAGTTACGCCGGTCTAATCCAGGAGGGGAATGGCTTGAACATGCAATTAGACGGGCACAGGAAAAGCGTCAAGAGTATCGTGATAAGGGCAACCTAGACAGCATTTACGCAACCCTTGGGGGTACATCAGAAGTTACTGGATACTTTAAGGAGAGACTGCATCTTGATCCAAACGCCCTTAGAGGTATAAAGGGAGGACAGGGAGAAGAGCGTTATGTTCCTGGAGAAAAGCTCCGTCGTCTCAAGCAGAGCATTTCAGAGAAGGGGTACTTTAATCCGCAAGATTCTATTATGATTTCTGTTAGAGAAGACGGAGTTCCTTTTGTCACGGAAGGAAACAACCGCCTTGCTGAAGCCCTTGAATCAGGCAGGCCAAGCATTAAAGTTGAGTTACAGTACATACGAGGCGCAGAGGATGTTGACGGTCCATTGTCTCCCGATAAACTGTCTTCCATGATTGTTGAACCGCCCACGAACAAGGCCCACGGCGGACCCGTCTACGCCAGCGAGGCTTTGCACATGCAGAATGGCGGTCCCCTCGACACTATGGTGTCGATACAACCAAAATCTCCTGATGTAGACGAAAGTATCGAAGAACCTGTCTCTGCCGCACTTGCGCGAGGCCACGCCATCGCCTCCGGCAACTGGGACGCTTTTAGGTACTCCGGAACAAGAGACGACGTTCTCAGACGAAGGGAGATTTTAAAGTCGTTTGAGAGTGAGAAGCTTCTGGAGGAGGGTCTTTTACAGCAGGCTCGTACAGATCCCGTACACCGGGAAATGGCCAACACCGAATATACGATGCCGTACTGGCCAGACATAATACAGGATCCGGTTACTGCTTTGGCTTGGGATCCAAATAAGATTTCTTCAATACCAGGAATAAATCCGGGGTTTGTTTCACCTTTTTATGACAAAGGAAGCGTACCAAAGTTTGATTCTAAAACGTGGGCCCCGCGCAGGCTCCAAGGTTGGTACGACCAACGTAGAGAAAAAATAGGCGTTAACCCAAAATATGGTGTGATGCAAGAAGAACAAAGAGGTGTTGGAGAAACCCGCAGCGATGCTTTTGAAAAGGGAAAAAGAGTTTTACTGCATGAACTTAGGCACAAAGGGATCAAAGATCTGGGGGATTTAACAGCTTCCCGAGTAGCAGATTTAGAGGCCACGCAAGCAAATAAGACGTATGAAAGTCCACTAGAAGAACTTTCGGATAGAATAGAGTTTTTAAGAGCAGAACGCGATGCCCTTGTAATGAGCGCACTTTCACCAAATTATCGCCAGACAGGAGTTCCCTTCATTCAGGAGGATGTGGTTAGATTACAAGATATGAGGAGTGCTGGAAGTTGGAAAAGAACAGACCCTGACAAGGACGAGGCCGCGTGGGTGGCTAGGTTTAATGCCGACAATGCAATGTTGACTGAGACACTTCGTTGGCTGGATCAAGACTACCCTCGTCCGGAGTGGCTTGCCAGTGACGAAGGCGCAGACGCTTTAAGGGAAATAAACAATATATATGAAGCGGCCCAGGAAATAGCTGTGGAGGAAATAGCCAAACGCTGGCCGGGATGGAATTATGAAGTACCACCGCAAAGTGTTTATCGGGGTGAATTTGACCCCGCCAAGATTTTCCAGGACCGGTACGGCTATCTTCCTGCTCGAACGGACGATCAATTGACCCCTGAGCAACTTATAGAGAACGCGGAAAGGGAGTATCAGGAAAGGGCAGTTAGAAGGGAACCCCCGCATCCCTCCGGTGGGATACCCAAACCTCCAGGTTTAATTCTGGAACCTGCTGGCTCATACATAATCCCAGAACAGCCTGATTTTCCAGAGGAAGTACCGGGCCAAGCCCACGGCGGTCCTATATATGCAGGCGAATCTTTGCACATGCAGAATGGCGGGGGGGTTGGTCATGATCGTTTTGGCCGGAAACTTCCACAATATGTAGACCCCGCTGGTGGCTATCAGATTACGGAAGATTATGGCTGGTTAAATGAGCGGGAGCCTCCTCCGGAGCCGGTTGTTCCTCTTGGTTCTAATGTCCCCCTTACTGTACTCCGCAATACTCCGGCGGGTCGAGCGGTTCGTGGCCTTGGGGCCCTTAGCAGGCTTCTTCCACCGTCTGTTTTGAAACAGATTTCAAAGGGAGTGAATTGGTTACAAAAAACCCCCTTTAATCCGCTTGGGCTAGAAGAGCCGCCTGCGACCACTGTAGAACGAAGTATCCGTGCATTAATTCCAGCCCCGGCCCCTCACGCAACATCCGACACCCCTCCTCCTGCTGGGGTTGCTTCTCTGGCCGAAAAGGCTAGAAACATAACGAAGTCAACTGCTGAGGTTAAAGCTACTAGTGCTGCAAGACGCGGCATTATCTCTGCGCTCAAGGGACGGGCACCAGAAAAAAGCGGCTTGGGCTTTTACAGTCCCACATTGAAGGCCGCGTTAAACCTGGAGCAAAAAAGTTTTGGCAACATGGATCAGGCAAAGGCGGCGTTACAGAAGCTTGGTCCTAAGAGGTTCATCGACCGTGAACTGGAGTGGAGGAACTGGGATAAATTTGTAGAGGGGCGTTCTAAGGTAACGAAAGACGAGATAGTTAAGTGGATTCGCAGCAACCCCGTTGTGATGGAAGAAGTAACTCATGGCGGACTTTCTCCAAAATTTCTTTATCAAAAAGCAGAAGACTTGATGGCGCGAGGCAAACGTCTTCAAGACAGTGGTCAATTAGACGAGGCAAGAAAATTATTTGATGAGCATGACGTTGTATTTAAACGAGCCGCAGAGCTTGAAGAAGGTATAATCGATATGTATCGATCAATGTCTCAGGAGCAAGTTACCGCGGTAATGATGGGGCGGCAGGATCCAGAAATCTATAGCCGCCTGGGACGTCCCCTGAAGTGGTTTGCGCCCATGGAAATAACTCCTGGAGGTACCAAACATCGTGAAATAAATATAACGATGCCTCATCTAGCAGGACGAGGGATGACTAAAGCAGAAACCATGCGCCTTGATGAATTAACCAATAAGCGTGTGAAAGGGAAACTTCAAAGCACTAGAGCGGCGAGGGGCTCTCTTTCTGACGCGGAAAAAGAGGAATATCTTGGTCTGCTTAAGTTACAGGAAAACCAGCTTGGCTGGGATTCACCACACTGGCCAGAAGTGAAAAACCCTATTGTACATGTTCGTACTAATGAACGAGTTGTTTATGATGATGCTGCAAAGCAGTTACCGAAACCCGAACTAAGCGGCTTTGGGATTAATGAACGTTACATTTTTGATGATGCCAAAAAGAATTTACTTGGGGCAGGGAAAAAGACTTTACATGTAGATGAATTTCAAAGCGACATGCTTCGAAAGGGTGCGGCAGTAGGTTTCAAGAAGGAAGGCGTTCCTTTTGATACCTCTGGGTGGACCCCTAGAAAAGAGGGGAATCTATCAATTTGGACCATTAGAGATAAAAACGGCGATTTCGTCACTACTCTTGATACAGCAGATGCTAGGGTAAAGGCTCTGTCTTCACCAGAAGAGATAATTAACTTTGCCCGCCTAAAAAAGGAAAGTGAGGCTATACCCGACGCTCCTTTCAAGACAACGTGGCCGGAGTTGGCCATCAAGCGTCTCATAACTCAGGCCGTTGAGGAGGGCTATGATCGAATATCCTGGACTACGGGTCTTGATCATGCTGCTCGATATGGCCAGGAAGGGCAGAAATTAATACCTTTTTATGATAAGCACTTACGCAATGCCGCTACAAAAGTTCTAAAGGAGTTGGACAAGGACGCAACGGTTTCTAAGATGCATTTGGCCAAGCAGGATTTACAACACTTACGGGGTCAGGTAGTACAAAAATTGTCCAGGGAGCGAGGGTGGACGCCCTCTTCTGAATCTGTAGAGGACCTTACTCCAGGGACGGTCTGGAACATAGAGATCACTCCGAAGATGAAAGAAATGGTTAGAACGGAAGGACTTGCCATGCCATTCGCGGGCGGCGGACCCATATATGCGGGCGAAGCTTTGCACATGCAGAACGGCGGGGAAGGCGACGTACAAGAGTATCTTCGAAGGGAGATGTTAAAAGTTAACGAAGACTCGGGGCCGAGAATCGATCCCACAGTTATCACTCTTCCAGAACCCCTAGAAAGCCTTGGGAAACTTCGGGTCGGTTCCAGAAAATCACCTCTTGATCCCCGTCTTCCTGAACGGGGTCCTTCTATTGAAGAAACCAACATCAGCTATCCAATCGACAACGGGGCTTTGATCACTGGTTCGCGGACCGTGGTTCCCAGGCATTCTGTCGGGAGCACTCCCTCTGGGGGGGTCAACCTTAAAGCGGAAGAGCGCGGCATCCGGGTGGACAATTTTCCTGTTGCAAACTTTGGGCCCTTTCGGGTTTCACTGAATGCGGGCATTTCTGAGAGGGACGAAAAAATATCCGGACCGGAAATCGCGGAAAAAATTTCTACTGAGCTTGTGGATCTTGGTGTTGTTGCTAGCACTGAAGATGTTCGGGTTCATGCCGGTCAGACTACGCAAAGAGGAGAGGGACGTCCGTCACAAAAAACGTATAGGGGCGGCGTGATTTTTAGGGCTTATAAAGGGGAAGACGGAACTGTTGACGTATTCTTAGAAGGTTACAAGCCTGCGAGTGGCCCCGTTGGTGGCAGTCTCGGGATCCGTGGCGGGTTTAAATTCGCGGGCGGCGGTCTCGCGTCCATGAACGATAAAGCGCGGGCTATGTTTGGTAAGCCGCGTTCCATGGGCAAGGAACCACGGCCCACGGCCCTTAGCCCAGGCACCAATCCGGGTGTAGCTGGTTTATGCGGCGTGGCTAGGAACATGAACCGAAGTGTGGTAGCGTAGTTTTTTGACGAAGGGTAGTGAACATGCCAAAGCTTGATGGCGAGAAATATTCTTATACTAAGTTGGGAAAAGCGAAGCATCGTAAAGACCTGGAAAAGAAGAAGAAGAAAAAGCCCAAGAAATCTAAGCGGAAGTAGGTTCCACAATGGCCTGTAAGAAGTGCTTGTGCCAGATGTGCGGCGACGAATGCGAGTGTAAGGGCTGCACCCCGGAACAATGCGAGTGTAAGCATGAGAAGTCGGGGAAGCTGGAGATAACGGAGATAACGGAGAGGCCGGAGAAGAAGGGGAATGGTCTTTTGCCGACTTATCGTGTAGAAGAAGAAGACGGTTGGAGGTTTTATTGGTAAAAAAACTGCTGAAACAATTGGTTCGACAGAACCCTGAAGCTCTTTTGTTGGAGCCCAGGGATATTTATGATGAGGCTTTAGTGGATATTACGGATGAGCCAAAAGACCATTGGAGCAGACAGGAAAAGGTATGCGTTGCTGTTTATGATGAGGACAAATGCGTTGCCGCTGTAATGTCATGGTTAAACTGTGATCATATAGAGGCTCAAGAGTGGCTTAATTTTAACACGTATGGAGCATGGGTAGGCGAAGGTACCCCCACGTTTCGCAGTAGCAATGAAGGAGAGGACTATGTTGTTAACAGTCAGTGAATGGGCGGTAGATCGTGTCAAGGAGCCCTCCTCCTGGGCGGCATGTGCGGTTATTTTGGTTGGCGCGGCCATGTTTCTAGGTCAACCTTGGGTTGGCGCGGTGGGCGTAGCGGCGGCTGTCGTAGCGGTTGTTGTCAAGGAACGCGGTAGCTCCTTTTGAAGGTGGGATAAATAATGGCTAGAGAGCCCTTTCCGGTTTCGTTAGTGGAACGGCAAAGCGACGACCCAAACCTTGTTGAGATAGAAGAGGACGTAGAGCTTGCCGTCCCTGGCGCTTTTTCTACTGTTCTGGACGATGTTCCAGAGGAGATAGAAATAGAACTCTCTGAGGACGGCGGGGCTACGGTCGATTTTGATCCTCACGAGTCGCGTGAGGATGAGGGCGACTTTAACGCCAATCTCGCGGACTATCTTGACGATAGTGAACTTGGCCGCTTGTCTAATGAGCTTATGTCGGAGTTTGAGGCCAATCGCGCTTCGCGTAGCGACTGGGAGGAGACCTATTCTAATGGGTTAAGCCTTCTGGGCCTTAAATATGAGGAAAGGACAGAACCCTTTCGGGGGGCGACGGGGGTAACGCACCCCCTTTTGGCCGAAGCAGCCACACAATTTCAGGCGCAGGCGTTCAATGAGCTTTTGCCCCCTTCGGGACCGGTAAGAACCGTGGTTCTTGGTTCTTTGACACGGGAAAAAGAGGAACAAGCCTCTCGCGTTAAGGAGTTTATGAACTATTACATTACAAATGTAATGGATGAATATACGCCAGAGTTTGATCAGATGCTGTTTTATCTACCTTTGGCGGGCAGCACCTTCAAAAAAGTCTACTACGACGAGAGCATCGACCGTGCAGTAAGCAAATTTGTTCCTGCGGAGCATCTTATCGTCCCTTATGAGGCAAATGACCTCGAAAGTTGCCCCAATATCACCCAAGTCATCCGTATGCCCGCAAATGAGCTACGAAAGAAGCAAATATCGGGCTTTTACCTGGATGTTCCCGTTTTACCGTCACAAACGGAAGAAGACGACATAACGAAAGAAATGAGCAATATTGACGGCCTTACACCGTCAAATATCGACTATGACTGCTCATTATTGGAATGTCATGTCGATTTAGACCTAAAAGGGTACGAGGAGGTAGACGACGAGGGCGAAGAAACGGGCATTAAAGTTCCGTATGTGGTGACAATAAGTCAAGATAATGGCGAAATTCTGGCAATTAGGCGCAATTATGACGAAGATGACGAAAAAAAGCGCAAGATTCAGTATTTTGTCCACTATAAATTCCTCCCAGGCTTCGGGTTTTACGGTTTAGGGCTTATTCACACTATTGGAGGGCTCTCCAGGACGGCAACGGCAGCTTTAAGGCAACTTATTGATGCCGGTACGCTCTCAAACCTACCCGCAGGCTTTAAAGCAAGGGGGCTGCGGATAAGGGATGATGATGATCCCCTACAACCTGGGGAGTTTAGAGACGTAGATGCTCCTGGTGGGGCCATTAGAGATAGCCTCATGCCGCTACCTTTCAAGGGCCCGGACCAAACTCTGTTCCAACTTTTGGGTTTTGTTGTTAGTGCGGGGCAGCGGTTTGCCACTATTACAGATTTGAAGGTTGGGGACGGCAATCAACAGGCTGCTGTCGGCACGACTATTGCGATGCTGGAACAGGGCACACGGGTAATGAGTGCAGTGCATAAGCGTATGCACTATGCAATGCGGCAAGAGTTCAAAATGCTGGCAAGCATTATGGCGAATTATTTGCCCGCACAGTATCCTTATTCGGTAGAAAATGCCGACCAGAGCATCATGGCGTCAGATTTTGATGACCGCGTGGATGTTGTACCGGTATCTAACCCGAATGTCTTTTCCCAGGCGCAGCGTATTGCTCTTGCACAGACAGAAATGCAGTTAGCGGCCCAGGCACCGCAAATGCACAACATGTATGAAGTATATCGCCGCATGTACGAAGCGTTAGGCGTTCGTGATATTGATAAGATGCTTCATCAACCTCCGGCAGGGGATCCAGTACCAGAAGACCCAGCGGAAGAAAACATCAAGGCTCTCGAATCTGCCCCGCTACATGCTTTTGAGGGGCAGCATCACGAGGCGCACATTATGGCGCATCTTATTTTTGGTTCGTCACCAATTGTGGCTTCGATGCCACAAATGGCCATGGAACTACAAAAACATGTTATGGAGCATGTGAAAATCCAGGCCGGGGAACAAGCCAAGGGCATGATAATGCAGCAGATGCAAGGGCAGCAGATGCAAGGGGACCCAACAGTCCAAATAGAGGGCCTAAAAGCCCAGTTTGTTGCTCAAGGTATGCAGAAGGTGAAGGAATTAAGCTCTCAAGTCGCTAATATAGGGCAAGAGCAGCAACCCGATCCATTGGTGCAATTGAAGCAACAAGAGTTGCAAATGAAGCAAACCAGGGACCAAGGCGAACTGGCTTTGGATCAAGCCGAATTGCAGCTTGATCAGCAGAAGGAAGTTCGTAAGGGCGAAGAGTTCCAGGACCGTATACAGAGTCAAGAGAAGCAGACGTTTGCCCGCATCCAGGCGGCTGCGGAACGAGAGAAGATGCGAAACACGCAATAACGAGGTTGATATGGCTGAAGTAAAATATTGGGGTGCTCCCGCAGGGGACGCACCAAAAGCGGTTAATTACGCTGATATCAAGGGTCAGGGCAGAGTTCCGTACAGGAAAATCGTGGGCCGTGCAGGGCCTTCTATTGGTACTGGGAAAACGACCGTTGGGAAAAAGCGTGGCATGGGTGCCGCTGAACGCGGTGGCCGCTTTCGTATTAGTTGACTCCATGCTTAACATGGAATATTCTGCGACATAACGCGGAATGTTTTATGAAAAGCGATTCGTATGGATATTGTTGTTTTTGTTCAGAAAACCATCAAAGATAGGCGAGAGCATATTTTAGATGTATTAGAACACAACGGCATACAAGACATGGGGCAGTACGCTAGCCTGATGGGTGAGCTTACCGCTCTTAATTTAGTGCAACAGGAACTCTTGGGCCTGCTAGAAAAACAGGAGCACATAAATGACTGATTCTGAGACGGCTGAAATAGATCTGGAAGAAGTAAGCGAAGGTGTTGAAGATTTTCTCCACACTGCTTACGTTTCTCCAGAGGAACGGGTGTTAGACCCTAAGCTTATCGATAAAACTATAGTTGAACGAATGCCCTCCCCTACAGGGTGGCGGCTTCTTGTTCTTCCTTATCGCGGTAAGGGCAAAAGCGAGGGTGGAATTATAATTCCCGAAGCTATTCGCGATGATGCACAAATCCAAACGGTTGTTGGATATGTCTTCAAAGCCGGTCCGCTAGCATATAAAGACAAAGAGAAGTTTCCTGGAGGCCCTTGGTGCGAGGAGGGTGATTGGGTGATTTTTGCCCGTTATGCGGGATCCCGTTTTCGAATTGAAGGCGGGGAAGTCAGGATCTTAAACGACGACGAGATTTTGGCCTCTATTGATAATCCTGATGATATTTTGAGTCTTTAGAGGTGTGTTATGGAAGAACAGCAAGTACAAGAAGAAAAAACCATCGAAATCGGTGATGATGAAGTTGTCACAGAAGTTGAGATAGGCGAAGACACAGAGGTAGATGCTGGCCAGGGGCAGGAAGCAGTTGCGCCAGAAACATCTGTATCGGAAGAGCAAGAGGAATATCAGACCTCTGTTCAGAAGCGAATCGACAAGCTTACGAAACGCATGAGAGAGTCCGAGCGCCGGGAACAGACGGCAATCGAATATGCTCAAAATGTTCATGCGGAGTCTGAGGCGCTAAAAACCCGCATGAAAACCTTGGATGAGGGGTACTTATCCGAATATGGTGGGCGCATTTCTAGCGAACAAGAGAGCGCCGAGAACGCCCTTCGCAGCGCGATGGAGCTTGGCGATACTGATGCAGTTGTCTCCACTCAAAGAAAATTAACAGAACTTGCGGTAGCCCAGGAAAGGCTTAACCAAGCTAAAGTTCAACAGAACCAATACCAACAACAGCAGCAACACTTAGCGGAACAGCAAGCCCAGGCTCAGGCCCAGACTCAGGCCCAGGCCCAGGCTACGCCGCCTTCTGCAACAGATCCAAAGGCAGAGGCGTGGGCCGCGAGAAATGAATGGTTTGGAAAAGACGAGGCCATGACATTTGCCGCTTTTGGTCTACATAAAAAACTAGTTGAAAATGAAGAGTTTGACCCGACTAGCGATGAGTACTATAATGAACTTGATAAACGTATGCGGGGTGAATTTCCGCAGAAGCTGAACGGGGCTACAAAAAGACCCGCTCAGACCGTTGCATCTGTTTCTCGTGCAGGTTCGCCTGGACGCTCTAAAAAGGTTCGTCTCACCCCGAGCCAAGTCGCAATAGCGAAAAAACTGGGTGTGCCACTTGAAGAATACGCGAAATACGTGAAGGAGTAGATTTAATGACCAAAGAAACTGAGTTTGAAGCCATTAAACGTACTTCTCGCGCTAAGACTACCAGGGAAAACACGTCTAAGCGTAAGCCGTGGTCTCCCCCGTCAAGATTAGAAGCACCCCCTGCTCCGGAGGGCTTTCAACATCGTTGGCTTCGTGCAGAAGTACGAGGCTTTGAGGATAGGCAGAATATTTCGGCCCGTCTTCGCGAAGGCTACGAATTGGTAAGAGCCGATGAGTACCCTGATTTTGAAGCCCCCATTATCGATTCGGGACGGTTCGAAGGTGTTTTTGGTGTAGGCGGTCTTGTTCTCGCTCGTATCCCTCTTGAAACCGTAGAGGAGCGCACACAGTATTTCAGACAGAAAAGCACTGATCTGATGGAGGCTGTTGATCACGACATGATGCGCGAGAACTCACATTCATCCATGACGATCAGTAAACCTGATCGTCAATCTCGTGTAACCTTCGGTGGCCCACAAAAACAGTGATTGGCTACTGTAACTGAGGAAAGAGACTGAAAATGGCAAATGCCGAAACAGCTTTTGGTCTTCGTCCTATTGGAATGGCTGGTAGTGGTCCAAACTCGACGGGTTTGACCAGATACGAAATTGCCAGTGATAATACTAACGCTATCTTTCAGTATAGTATTTGCGTTCCGCTCGCAGCGGGCGTAATTGATCAAGCGGGGGCCACCGATGGTGGTACCACGCAGGCGTTAGGCGTTCTTATGGGAATAGAGTACGTTGATTCTACTCTTAATAAGACCATCTACAAAAACTTCTGGCCTGGGTCTGGAAGCGTGAGTGTTGACACTAATTTCCCTGTCAAGGCTCTCGTAGCAGACAATCCGAATCAACTCTTCGTAGTTGCTGCGGATGCCACCTTAACCGACCGAGCGACTGCATTAACTGGTGTTTTTGCTAATGCGTCACTGGGGACATCTGCCCGTACCGGCTCTACCACGACTGGTAGGTCTAATTCGGAACTTGGCGTTTCGACAATCAATACGACGGCAGCCCTGCCGCTTCGTATTGTTGGTCTTGCCGATGATGCCTCCAACAACGATTGGGGATCAGCCGGTGCCCATTTGTATGTTCGGTTAAACGCTCACTATAACGCTGGGACCCGTGGGTTTGCTTCGCAAACCACTGCGGATTCCACCGGTATTTGAGGAGGGTATAGAAAATGGCTATTACTCGCGCACAACTTGCGAAAGAGCTTGAACCCGGCCTCAATGCGTTGTTTGGGCTTGAATATGATCGGTACGAGAGAGAGCATTCAGAGATCTTCGCAGAAGAGTCTTCGGATCGCGCTTTCGAGGAAGAGGTCATGCTTGCGGGCTTTTCTTCCGCTCCGGTCAAGGCCGAGGGTGCAGCCATCACATTTGATGATGCACAAGAGGCTTACACGGCGCGTTACACCCATGAGACGATTGCCCTAGCCTTCTCCATTACGGAAGAGGCTGTCGAGGACAATCTCTATGATCGTCTTGCGGCACGGTATACCCGTGCTTTGGCACGGTCCATGTCTCAAACCAAACAGGTTAAGGCGGCTAGCATTCTCAACAATGCTTTCTCGACCAGCTTTCCTATTGGTGATGGGGCTGCGTTGTGTAGTTCTGCACATCCCGCTATCAGCGGCAACCAGCGCAACCAACTTTCTACTGCGGCGGATCTCAACGAGACCTCGCTGGAGCAGATGTTGATTGACATTGCTGGCTTGACCGACGAGCGTGGGCTCAAAGTTGCTATTCGTGGTATGAAACTGATGATCCCAAAAGAGCTTCAGTTCACTGCCGAGCGTGTGCTCAACAGCAACTTGCGTTCAGGTACTGCGGACAACGATGTCAATGCGTTGAAGTCGATGGGCATGTTGCCGGATGGGGCTGTGGTTAACCACTTCCTCACCGATACGGATGCCTATTTCATTAAAACAGATGCGCCAAACGGCTTTAAGCTGTTCCAGCGGACACCTCTTCGTACTGCGATGGAAGGAGATTTCGATACGGGCAATATGCGTTATAAAGCCCGTGAGCGTTACTCTTTCGGTGTTTCTGACTGGCGTTGCGTATTTGGTACAGCGGGGGCCTAAGCTCTCACTGCTATTTGAGGGGGCGGCACTTGTGCCGTCCCTTCTTTTTGCGTATAGTTAGGTTTCTGGGATTAATAGCCCTAGCGATTGGCCCAGCAAACGCTTACTAAGACTCTAGGGCAAAACCTTTGTAAGGAGGTGGCCACATGGCTAACACAACCTTTTCCGGCCCAGTCCGCTCAGAAAACGGATTTGCCATTGCGAATAAAAATTCGAGCACGGGCATTGTAACGGATTCGTCCGTACATTCTTCTGCTGCTAAAGACGTAAGGCGTTATTACCTTGAGGAGTACTTCAAGAAGCGTCCTGCGCTTAACGCAGTACTGAATACGGCCTTCTCTGATGCAGACGCCACGGCTGCTGCAAACACGGCTATTCGTCTTGCTGAAAAAGTTGCCAACAAGGACTTCGAAGTTCTTGGCACCAGCATGACAACTGCCTTGTGTACGTTCGATACCACACGGGCAGGTATCATAATTACTACAGCGGGAACTGATGAAGATCAGGCCATTATAGCTCCGCATCTTGACACCAACCAAACTGCCTGGACCGCTGTTCCTTGGGGCACGGAAAACCAGACTATTTGGGAATGTGTTGTCACTACGGCAGCGTCTATTGCTGACATCAAATTGTGGGCTGGTTTGAAGCTAACCAATGATCAGTTGGTTGCTACGGATGCAAATCAGGCATACTTCAAGTTCCAGACGGATGCCACTAATAGTGAAGCCTTCACGGATTTCACCTTGCTGCATTTTGTTCACAGCATTGCAAACACTGATTACATTAGTGCATTGCCCATTACTGTGGCAGCGGATACCCAGTACCACCTGAAGATCGCAATCGATAGCAACAGAAAAGCTGCTATTTACGTCAACGGTATTCAGTACAACGTTACTTCTACTTCCGGCAGCACGGGCGGAACTGCGGTAACTACAGGAACGGGCAAAACAGCCGCTTTGACCGAGGTAGATCTGATACCATACATTGGTGTGGAAACAGGCGCTGGATCAGCTAAGGCTTTGAAGGCGCACTGGCAGGCCATTAGTCGGCTTATCTATGAATAATTAGATGGGGGGAAACCCCCATCTTTTTGAAGGGGCTTTAAATGGCAGATATTGTAACGTCAACCACTCTCGTAGATGGCGACCGTCAAGCCGTAATGAGTTTTACCTATCAACATGTCGATACTGGTAATGAAAGCGCTGTTACAAAAGTAGACGTTTCGGCTTTGGCGACAAATAGTGATGGTACGACTTGTACTGGTGTTCGTATTGTCGAGGTCTGGTGGACCTGTGTTGGGATGACCGTCATAATTGAATCCGACGCAAGTACCGA